TGCACACCGGCCCGTGATCAGGTCCACACAAATTACACCTATTGCATGGTGAATATGGTTGCCTTTCACACACTCAATACCGAAGACGCTATCAGTCTGAAATTGATGCAAGGCACAATTATCCAAAATCAAAGGGCTGACCTTTGCTTGGATGCCATGGCCGAAGGCTGCACCCATATCCTTTTCATTGACTCGGACATGACATTTCCACAAGACATGGTCCAGCGGCTGCTCAAGCATGACAAAGAGATTGTGGCTGCCAACTGTGCCAGGCGCAGAATGCCAACTGGCCCAACTGCCCAGAACTATGACGAGAATGACAAGCGCATTCCGGTCTATACCATGCCAGATTCCACCGGATTGGAAGAGGTGGGAAGCATTGGAACGGGCATAATGCTGATCAAGCGCGAGGTGTTTGAGGGCATGAGTGAGCCATGGTTTGATATGCCGTGGCAGACGACCAGAGGCTACATGGGTGAAGATGTGTTCTTTTGTAAGAAAGCTCAAGAGCTTGGCTACAAAATCTATATCGACCATGATGTTTCAAAAGAAATTGGCCACATTGGCACGTTTGAGTTTCGCCATGAACACACTTGGATTGTGAAAGAAGAGATGGAAAAAGAGGCCCAATAATGGCACTGACAACCTATGCAGAACTAAAGACATCCATTGGTGACTGGCTTAACCGGTCAGACCTAACTTCTGTCATTCCTGACTTTATCTCTTTGGCCGAGGCACAAGTGGAGCGAACACTGCGCACCAGGCAGATGCTGACCAGGTCAAATTTGACAGTGGACTCGGAGTTTGAAACAACGCCCACTGATTTTTTAGAGGTCAAAGCATTTAAATTGACCAGTACAAACCCAGACACTCCTTTGTCTTTTATGACAATGGATGCCTTAGATCAGGAATCAACAAAATTTACAGCCAGTGCCAGGCCAAAGTTTTTTGGCGTGGTTGGAACTCAATTTCGTTTTGTGCCAACGCCAGATTCAACATATACAGCAGAAATTGTCTACTTTGCAAATTTAAACAAACTGTCTGCAAGTGTTTCAACCAATTTTCTTTTGACATCAAGCCCTGATGTGTACCTTTATGGAAGCCTGCTTCAATCTGCGCCATATTTGCAAGATGATGCGAGAATTCAAGTATGGGCGACTCTTTATGAACGCGCCTTAAATGACTTGCAATTAGCCGATGACCGAGGATCAACCTCTGGCGGTAATTTGCTGACCCGCGCAAAAACTTTTGGTTAAGGACTAAAAATGGCAGATACCACAACCACAAACCTATTGCTGACCAAGCCAGAGGTTGGAGCCAGCACTGACACATGGGGCGGCAAAGTCAATGCTGACCTCGATTTAATTGATGCATTGTTTGATGCCGGCCCACTGTTAAAAGTGACAAAAGGCGGCACTGGTGTTGGCACAAGCACAGGCTCTGGCAACAACGTGTTATCCACCAGCCCCACACTTGTCACGCCAGTATTAGGCACTCCAACATCAGCAACGCTGACCAACGCCACAGGCTTGCCAATTTCAACTGGCGTAAGTGGATTGGGAACTGGTGTGGCAACTCTTTTGGCAACACCATCTAGTGCAAATTTAGCCTCTGCAATTACTGATGAAACTGGGTCTGGTGCATTGGTGTTTGCCACATCACCAACTCTAGTAACTCCGATTCTAGGAACACCCACTAGCGGCACTTTAACCAATGCTACTGGTCTGCCTATAAGCACAGGCGTGTCGGGTCTTGGCACTGGCGTAGCAACTTTTCTAGGCACTCCATCAAGTGCCAACTTGCTTGCGGCTGTTTCTGACGAGACAGGATCAGGTGCTTTGGTGTTTGCCAACAGCCCTACTTTGGTTACTCCTGCTCTAGGCACTCCATCTGCTTTGGTTGGCACAAACATTACGGGTACTGCCTCTGGTTTGACAGCAGGTAACGTCACCACTAATGCCAACTTAACTGGTGCAGTCACTTCTGTTGGCAATGCAACATCTTTGGGTTCATTTAGTTCTGCCAACCTTTTGGCGGCTTTGACAGATGAGACAGGAACTGGTGCAAACGTATTTGCTACTTCACCTACTTTGGTGACTCCCATCCTTGGAACTCCTACTAGCGCAACTTTAACGAACGCTACAGGGCTTCCAATCTCTACTGGTGTGTCAGGTCTAGGTACTGGCATAGCAACGGCTCTAGCGGTCAATGTAGGCTCTTCTGGCGCACCTTTGGTTAATGGTGGTGTGCTTGGTACTCCATCAAGCGGTACTGCAACCAATTTAACTGGCTTACCCTTAACCACAGGCGTAACAGGTCAACTCCCTGTTGCCAATGGTGGCACAGGAACAGCAACCCCAAGTATTGTTGCAGGTACAAACGTAACTGTTACTGGCACATGGCCTAATCAAACCATTGCGGCATCTGGTGGCGGTGGCGGTGGAACTCCTGGCGGCTCTACAACTCAAGTTCAATATAACAATGCAGGTGCATTTGGTGGAATTACTGGTGCTACATCTAATGGCACAGCATTGACTCTTGTTGCTCCTGTCTTGGGAACTCCTGCAAGTGCTACTCTCACAAATGCCACAGGACTTCCTTTAAGCACAGGAGTAACTGGTACTCTTCCCGTTGCCAATGGTGGTACAGGAGTTACAACTTCTACTGGTTCTGGAAATGTTGTATTGTCAACAAGTCCAACTTTTGTTACTCCTATTTTAGGAACACCAACATCAGCCACTTTAACCAACGCTACAGGTCTTCCATTATCCACAGGTGTTACAGGTAACCTTCCAGTTACAAATCTAAACTCAGGAACTGGTGCAACATCTAGCACATTCTGGCGAGGTGATGGCTCATGGGCGACTGCTGGTGGTGGTGGCATGACACTTCTCAGCACTACTACTCTTTCAAGTACAAGCACAACTATAAGCGTAGCAAGTGGATACATAAACCTTTTTATTGTGGCTTATGGTGTAACTTCTTCTTCTAATTTTGAAATTTATTTTAGAGTGAATGGCATTACTTCTGGTTACGATATGACTGGATTAAATGCTCGTTCAACCTCAGTCAATAATGACGTTGGTGATAGCGTTTGGATTGCTTCACCTAGCATGGGTGGTAGATTGGCATCAGATACAAATAATGTAAGTATTTTTCATATAGAAAATTATGATAGTGGAAGTATGTACAAAACAATAAATATGAAAGCTGGTTATTTAGATAGTTCAAGCGTTACTCAATTTGCTGCTAATTTTGGACTTTTACGAAATAATGCCGCTATAACTACTGTCTCATTTGCAGCTTCAGCTGGAAGTTTTGGTGGTGGCACAGTTCTAATTTACGGAGTTAAATAATGACTAGACCAATGATTCGCATTCACAATACAGAAATCAATGAAGTAATTGACAGAGAGATGAATGATGCAGAATATGCACAGCATCAAGCTGACGTCGCTTATTTTAATGCCAAGGCTGAAGCTGAAGCCCAAGCTGAAGCCAACAAAGCAGCATTACTAACAAGACTTGGCTTAACAGCCGACGAGTTTAAGACGCTACTGAAAAGCACTTAATCATGGAAAACGAAGTCACCCATAAACAAATCTACGACAGGCTGGTTGAAGTTGAAACCAAGGTAGATAGCATAGACAAGAACACCAAAGGGCTTGTAGAGGCTATGAAGGCTCTTGATGGGGCTTTTAAGGTCTTGGGATGGATTGCTTCTGCTGCCAAGCCTATTCTGTGGGTGGCGGGTCTCATCATGGCGGCTGGTGCTGTATGGCAGACTTGGATTAAAAAATGATGGATTGGCTAGAAGCTATTGTGGCTCTAGCCTTTTTGTTTTGCTTTGTCATGTTTTGCGCTAATGTCATTCTTTGGGCGATGCCGTGAGATGGCTTATTGCACTTGTCCTAATTCTTTCACTTCACTCTACTGGTCAAGACCTTTGTAGTGTCAGAGAGTTTTATGGGATTGCTTACACAATACACAACCCAACTGAACGTCATCAACAAATGTCTGCTTGGCTTACAAAACATCAGAACTTATGTAAAAGTACCGACATGGTTGTAATTTGGAATAATCTAAGTGAGTGGGCTGGAAGTGCAGATAGTGCAGAACTAAGACACAAAGTTATCATTGCCTACAAAAATGCACTTGAGAGGGAAAAGAAATGATTGATACCATTAAATTATTCCCAACTGTTCAGCCCTCTGGGTATCCAGACAGGCATGATTTAGCCCAAGCCAAGCTAGAAAAACAACATGAAATGAACAAGGCAAATGAGTTGGCCAAACAAAAACAGACTCAATTACAAGACATAGGATTTGAAATTTATACAAAAAAAGTAGTTCAAGAAAGACTCCGCATGGAGATATTTCAGAATCGTAAACTAGACATTTATGTGTGAGGATATATGGAAGATTTAAGAGGCAGACTGACTTTTTATGTAACCTTTATGGTTAGCGCAACATTGTGTATTTGTATTCTAGGAATGGTAGGTGCTTTCATTCTTGGTCTATGGGCAAAAGAGGTTGATAACTCCGAAATCTTCGCCCTCCTCTCACCAGCATTTCAGACCATTATTGGTGGCTTCATTGGCCTCTTAGCGGGTGTAAAACTATCACATGACGAAGACAACAAACATTGTAAAAGGGGCGACTAATGCTTGATATTCTTTC